ACGAACCGCAGATGCAATTGAAACATACCTTTCTGATAAATAATAATTTGTTATCCACTCCATTGCACTATCTTCGCCAGTCTTTTCTAATAATTCACATTCTTCCTCATTTATATTAAATTTCATTGACGGGATAGACGATTGAATGATGACTTTATGCTTTAATTGTTTCGCGAGTTGTTCAGTTAAGCTATCCACAATACAATATATTACATTGAGAATATATTGATATATTGATTCTATATTATTTTGACTTGTTGGGCGACTACAAAGAATAGCCAGTGTCCGTTTGCGGTCCTTCTTTGTAATAACATTCGATGCAATTGGCGAAATAATTGCACCATCTGAGAAGAGTTCGCCGTCGATTTCAACGGGAGTGAATGCGAACGGATAACCGCCTGAAATGCGCAAAGCGGTCAGAATTGGAAAATCTGGGGTTTCTTTTGCGGAGAAATACTTTGGGGCCGACCTAGAAATATTACTCGCCGTTATAATTAATCGATATTTCGATATTTTTTTCAATTGTCGGAATGTAATTTTTGGGTCGATGCCTTGTGTCTGGATAATCGCCTTAACAAAATTCATCATTTTACTACCTTCATCGAAGCCGAATTTGGAGATAAACATTTTCATATCGAACTCTTGAAACTGGTCTAAACGGATATTTTCGAATATGACGCGAATCTTTCTTAAACTGACACCAATACAAATAAAAAAAGCAATATATGCACCGATTGATGATCCGATAATTTCTCGGACTGTTGAAAATAGCTTGATTTCATTATCGAGTGTTTCCAATGCGGAAGCAATCGCAATTCCTTTTATTCCTCCTCCGGACAGAATTAATTTTTTAATTTTCGGTATTTTCATTAATTTGTATATCACTTTTTTTTCGATGGAATTACGAAAAAAAAATAATTCATAAAATTATGTATAATGTTAATGAAATAAAAAAATTTATTCACGAGCGGGAGAAGGGCCGTCTAAAAATATATGAGGATGTTCTGGAAATGTGTTTTCATCGGATACAAACATCAGTATTAAGAGATGAACCATTTAGTATTTTTATTGTTCCCGATTTTATTGTTGGAAAGCCCACATATAATTTTGCGAATTGTATCCAATATGTCATTTTTCGGCTAAAACAGAACGGGTTTGATGTTAAATATTTTTATCCAAATTGCCTTCAAATTATTTGGGGGAAACAGAGCTTTGAATCTTTGCTCCATATAGAAAACGATCGAGGGACTCTCAATATGTTGGCGATTGAAAACAAGCCCAAGAATTCGCCAACCCTATTCGATATGAAAGCACCACACACAGGAGAAAGTTTAGGCGTTTTCTCAAATCGAAAACCAATCACGAAGAAAATTATAAATTTAAACATGGGGACCACAGATTCCCCAGCAAATGATGATAATTTTACGATTCATTTTAAGGGGGAACCAAAGGAGAGCAAGAAGAAGCAAATTCAGGATCAGAAATTTCGCGCAATTAACGACTTCATTCCGAAAACGAACGTGTTTAATAATAAAAATTTTATAAATAATTAAATATTCAAATATTTCATCCGTTCTTCACAAATTAAAATATACGTTTTAAATAATATATGGTCAAATATATTATTTACAAAGCAAGTGGAGGTCTCGTCCATATGCTCAAAGGAATCCATTTTTGTATTCAAAAAGCGAAGGAAACTAACACAAAATTAATAATTGATACACTTAATCACAGCGCTTTTAAGATGGATTTTAATAGCGTCTTTTTCATAGATGATTCATCTCTTAATTACTCAGACGCATACGATGAATGTCCAGTGGGAGATGAAATAAAAAAAGCCCCTGCCAAATATATAAACGGTCAGTATTTTATTGGAGAGCGAAACATATCGATTGTTGATTGGGACACTAGTGATGATATAATAATTTATGCGGGGGCACATGGGAACCTCCAAATGAAAAATATAAAAGTTGTTCAAAAAATAAAAGATGATTTGGACAACGAAAAGAAAATCGAGGAAAAATACATTGCCGGTCATTTCAGAAATACTGACATGAAACACGACATCAATGAATTCATCAACAAAATTAAAGAAACAATAAATAAAACGGAAATAAAAACGTTTTATTTGGCGACGGATGATTCGACCGCGAGGGAAAAAATCGCAACTGAACTACCTGCGGACATAACAATTATTCAAAACACGGTCCCACCTCCAAATATTGGTAATCTACATTACGGGTCCAAAGATAAATACAAACAAGTTTATGAATGTTTGCGGGATTTTTATTTTATACTTGGAGCAGAGGAGTTCATACCATCGCGCAAATCGGGAATGTCGCGATTAGCGATGGAGATGAGGAAAAATAAGTTTAGCTTTTTTGATTTATAACAAATAATATTATATTTTATACCACTCTCGCAGTATTGAATAAAGAATGTTCCCATTTTTATCAAACATCCGCCACTCTTCTTCAATCATAACAATCTCTCGACTAACTTTTTCTTTCTTCGTTTGAATAACTAAACTGTCTTCTATACAAGAAAATACATCACTATCATTTATTAAACTCTGGTCATATTGGTCCATCATCCCTTTTATTGAACCGAACTTGTTCAATATGACTTTCAGTCGCGTCTTATGTTCCGCCACAAATTTTCCCACCAACTTCGTCGATTTCTCTTGAACAACATCCGTCGATTTAATAAATTTCAGAATCTCGACAATTATCTCCTCATTATCAAACTCCCGCTTGAAACTATACATTTTCCGAATGACTTTTGAAAAGTCATTCTCATACATAATACAATATTTAATAGAAAATGCAAACAAGTCGTTCATTTCCACATTGAGAAGTCGCAACATATTACAAACTAACTGACACCGCTGTAAGAAAAACAAAAAGAATAAATAACAATCAGTTAATGATATTTCCTTATCTTCTTTATATCCTCTTTCTAAATATTTTTCTATTATATTTTTCAATTGAATAATACCTTCCATATAATACAATAAAATAATTTTTAATTTTTAGATAAAAGTAATACGCAACCTAAATTTTATCAACGAACGACCGAACATGATTTGAATAAATGACACTCTTATTCATCTCTTTTATCCCACTCACTTCCAAAAATTCATCTATTCCCTTCTTTTTTCCACTTCCATATAATTCAAGGTCCTTCAATACCCGCTCTTCTGCAATTCGAGATTTATAAAATCCAGCGATTTTACATAGTCGCAAAAAACTGATTAGGCCGTGCGCATCAAACTTCTTTGCGTCAAGATTCCGTAATTCCCAAAATGTCGGGCGATACTCTCGGTCCCAAAGAGTATAAACTATATTTTTATCTGGAGTATAAACCTCTATCCCACTCGTATAAAAACGCAACGCCATTAGAAATTCTTCGCCCCAAAATATATTCTTTAAGTGGGGGTCGAATGGAACTGTTTTAAAAACGGTCCCGTAGCAAAAACTGAATCCGGCCGCCCAAAAAAGATTTTTCTCGGGTCGCTCCAATTTTGCGGGAACCGAATAAAAAACTGGAACTCCATTCCGTATTTTTTTCAACTTGACAATATTCACTTTATCTGTCTTTATGAGTTGGTCCGTTTTCAAACTGTATCCAACTGGATATGTGCTAATAACTGCATTTTCCGATAATGATCGCAACATACATACTAACTGTTCATCCCAGTCCTGAACAAAACGAGTATGACTGTCAATTTGAAGATAAAACTCCTCATTTTGATATAGCTTGTTATAAATAATATAACGCGCATAGACTGGCCCCCGCGCATTAGTATGTGGATGAACTAGCAAACGAACCTGATTCTCCGGACAATCAAATTTCAGTTCCACATCCTTATCCGCAAGTTGAGCATAAACCCCGAAAAAAAGCCGGTCTTTATATTTAGCATTCTTATATGCGTTCTCAACTGTCGGGATAACTTGGGAATCTCTATAACACGCAATTGATATAAAAATATCTCCCATAATTTTATATATATATTTATTGAAGATTCAAAACGAATTTTCCGTTCCCATTCCCCTGTGGTTTCTTAATTTTAATCCGCTTCTTCGTTGATTCTTGTGATGATACACTACTGATTGTATCCTCCTGCTTTTGGGGTCTCTGATTGTTCTGATTGTTAACCATCGCTAAAATGTCATCAACACCACTTGGACCACGCATTTCTCTTGGACCCGCATTTCCAGCACTGGCCCTCTTATTCATCATTCCTTGCGCCTGATTCATCATCATACCGAATAATGGGTCGCTATTTCCATTTTTGTCCTCATTCTGCTTCATACTATTCATTGCAGCCTGTTGAACATTACGGGCCAATTCCGGATTTTGTTGTAATATATCACCAAGCCCAGGCATCTTACTCTTAAATAGAGAGTTCGTCAAATGGAACATAAAGGCGCTTCCACCAACCATCATTAGCAACTTCAATTCTGGTGCAACTTTAACTTTCTCCTTGTATTTTTCGTGTAAGTCCTCGAACACCTCATCATACTCCTGTAAATTCTCATAAATAGACTCTGACCATCCATCCAATTTAACATTAAGGGGATCAAACTTACCGTTCAAGAACTCAACACCGCTACAAACCGCCATCAATATCTTCCTCTGAAATTTAATGCTCTTATCTACATCCCTCTGCTTCTTAATCCTCTCATACTCGAACTTAATATCATCATAATTCGATGTCATATTGAACTTCCGACTCGCTTTAAACCCATTCTGCTCAAATCTCTCTAAACGATAAAGCATTTCCTGTTTTTCCTGATTAATTTCATCAATCGTTTTCTGACGTGGAGGGGGGCGTCTTTTCGATGAAGAACTAGCATTTGTTTCTTCCCCACTACGACTTGTTGTATTCGTCCCTTCATCTTCACCACTTCCTTCGGATGAACCAGATGATTCATCATTATTGAACGGGTCAAAATTATTTTCATCACCGTCGTTATCGTGATTATTTCCTAAAAGACGGTCCGCATCTCCTGTCATCGAAGTATTATCTTCCTCAGTCATAATTTCGGATTCACTAGTATATGTATTTTCGGTTTCTTCCTCAGATGAACTCATTCCGCGAGTCTTCTTTGGATTCCCCAATAAATTTATATCATTTAATAACATATTCTCTTTCGGATTATGGTTATCTTCATTTAATTTTGGTCTCATAGAACTATTATTATTATACCGTGAACTTTTTAAATTATCATTTGACTGAACAATCTTAATATTTTGGTTGGGTATACTCATATTATCATTGTATTTAACTGTATTTGTATCAGTGTCTTGAAATACTTTTATACTCATTAATACAGAGAAGATTTAAGAATTTAAAATAACACGCAAAAGTAATTATTTTAACTGAGAAACATTTATTTTTTTTTGTTCTAAACTCTGGTTGTATCTACGAATAACATTTAATGAATTTTCTAATTCAGCTGCGGTTATCGGAGTCTCCTTTTTAATTTCCTCGAATGGTTGTAATCTAAATATTTTTCCTAAATAGATTTTACTTTTATCATTTAATAAATAATTGAATAGTATAATAAAAATAAGAGTTGCTAATATTGCGATTTTTATATCTCTAAAAGCAATAAAAGCAATAAAAAAAATAAATAGTCTTCTAAAAAATGGTCGACTGAATAGTCGTTCTATATTAGAAGGTATTTCCGATGAAACATACCTCCCACCAAATTGTATCGCCATTGTTGAGACCCCATTAAATATTCTATTTACTCCTATTGTTTGTAATAATAAATCAATCATTATTATTATTTTGTGATATTTTATTTATTTGTATATCTTCATTTTCAATGTCATCGTCAATTGTTATTTCAGTATTTGCCTGTGATTCGGTATCTTGCTCAGTATATTCATCTTCTTGATATTCTTCTTGCTCGGGTTCAGGCTCAGATTCAGGTTCAACTTCTTCAACTACTCTAACTTTCTTCAATATTGATTTTTTCTGCGTAAAATATGACATTATATTATTAAAATAATCACTAGGTGTAAAGTAAAAAATGACAAAGACTAACAATAAAAATAAAAATAATTTTTCATAACCATTAATATATACTAACAAAGCCAAAAATATAAGTATTAGTGAGGCGTCCTTCATCTTCAATTTTATTGTGCTTATTTCCATCTGCGTAAATAAAATAAATACAATAATTCCAATACAAAAAACGGAAACAATTACTGATGATATACGACTATTTTCATTCATTTTTATTTTAATAAAATAAAAATATATACATAATCTTACACAGATATTAGATTTTTCTAGGAGCTGATGACATTGGCATTGGTTGCTGAGGATTCTGTTGAACAACTTGTTGTTGCGGTGGTTGCTGTTGCTGTTGCTGTTGCTGTTGCTGTTGCTGTTGCTGTTGCTGTTGTGGTGCTTGATATTGAGGTGGTGGTGGTTGAATATTCGCAGGAGCAGGGGGAACAAACATAGATGGATTTGACTGGACACCTTGTGATGAAGGAGATGGGTAAGTTGGAGTGGAAGATGCCGGCTGTGTTTGGTTCACGATTGGAACATCCATTGGAAGTTTCTTTTTTTCTTCTTCATTCGGAATCATGAAACTCTCTTCTACATCATTCTTATATACAAGCATATTCGTATTCAAGAAAGCGATTGTTAACAAGATTGCTAAAACAAAACCTCCATATGGGAATAAATCAAGGGCAAAGAATCCAACAATCAATAAATATACTGTTCTAAATATCCAGTTTTGAAACAAATTAACAAGAGCCCTTAAAAATCCAGTTCCAGTTTGATAATATGCGGAGAAATTAATATAAAGAATATAAGCAATTACAATTGAATAAAGAATCGCGTTGAATATAATGTGTCCTTCAATCATTTATAATATTAAATATATTATTTTTTTATTATAATATCATCCTTTATTTAATCCCATCTCTTTTCCTAAAACACTACTTGACCATACTCCATCAACTTGGTCTTCATCATCCTCTAATTCCGCTAATAATGAATCTTTTTCAATTTGAAGTTGTGCAAATGATGTATTTTCCACTACACTAAATGTCTCTGATATCTCTTTTTTATATAATAAATAATATGTTAATGAATACGCCACTAAATATAACATACCAAAGAAACAACAATTTGTAGCCAATAGGATACCAACTAACAACAATATCAACTGAACAATTGGATTAATAAAAAAATACCGATACTTCTTCGACATATATAGTAAAATAACTAAACAATAAATTATAAAAATTAATATTCCAAATATATGTATTGGAAGCTCATTTATTCCCATTTTCATCATTTAATATATATGTATAAAAACTTATTATATAATTCCTTTTATTTTTTTCTAAATAATATTAGATGACATACTGCTCATTAGAAGAAGCTTGGGGAAGTGATTTTAGTTCCTCCAAATATTTTGAAAAAATAAATCAACAACCGCAACAGCAACCACTTATTCAACAATCAACTGTCCCACCAAATCCTCCTGAAAACATGAGAACATACCCAAAAATTAATAATCAAGAAACCAGCGATTTAGACAAATATTTTCCTTCCTATAATGGAGGAAATCCAATAAAAAATACAATAAAAAGCAACATTATTCCATATCAAGTATCATTCCCCGATAAAGCAAAAAGAAATTATACTTATCCTGTTGAAGCCAATGATGATAGTGATAATGATAGCGCACTTGACCTTTTAGAGGATAATACGAATGATATCAAGTATATTGACCGCCAACGAAATATTAAATCATCCGAGGACTACCTGACAAGCGAGGACTATTTCCTTTATAAAAAATACCTTAATTTAGCAGAGAAATACAAACAGAAACTCAAATCAAGATATAGAAATTTCATGGATAATGAAGAATCACAAGTCCCAAGGCGAAATATCCAAGAGAATTTTGGAAATATATCATCAACTTATTCTGGAATATACTCGATGAAAGAAGTTTTCATAATAATAATCATTGGAATTTTTATTATATTAGCACTAGATATTTTCGTTAAAATGGGCGAACGAATGAAGAAATAATTTTACTACGCATATTTCGTCTTATAAAGTAATCCTCCGCATACAAGAATAAATGCAATAATAATAAATATCCACATATTCTTCTGATCCTCTTGTATCTGTTTCTTTTTATATTCGGGCAACTGAATAACAATTGTTTTCGGTTTTTTTCTGGAAACAACGCTCAAATCACGTCCATTCTCATCTTCATTTTTTACAAATTGTGTTCTCGATGTAGGCATGAACGCCGACTGTGGTCTCATATTTGGTAAAATGGGGCTCTCCTGAACATTCCTCTCACCTAAATTATTATTCAACATTGGATTTCTGGATTCATATGTATCCGTTGAGGCTCCCCATGTATCTGGACCAAAATTAACATTCCCAAAATTACCGTCTTGACTGACTGAATTGAATAGGGAACTGTCCCGCGTGGTCATATCAATTGTCGCCCGTGAATCACTTTTCCAATTATATGAACTATTTCCAAATTCTCCTCCGGAATTAGACATTGGAACAATCGCCTGATTATCTAAATTACTACCGACCTGAGTTAAACTCGAAAAATGTTCTAAATTACATGCGCTCCCCAAAGAAAATATCGTCATTAATCTATATATAGATTAATTTTCATTGCTCATTTTAAATTCCATATTATTTTAAAATATTCCAGACTATGATACAATTTTATATGCGAATTCGATAATTATTATCATAATTTGCATAGTAGCTCACAAATTATATTTATCATCGTAGTTGGAATGAGTAAGAATTTAGGAGCAATTATGTAAAAGTTTAAAAACAAAATTCTAATATTACTATAATGTTTAAATGTTCAATATGTAAAAAAATATTTGACCGAAAATATAATTATGATCGGCATATTACAAGTAAAAATAATTGTGTATATAAAGAAGATGATGAACTGAATGAGGATGAGCAAAATAAGGTAAATCTAGAATGCGAACATTGTAAAAAAACATACTCGACAAAATTTAATCTTAATAAACACATCAAGAAATGTAGTATTTTATCAAAAAAAAATGAGGTCATTGAACAGAAAGAATCACTTTATAAAGAGAGAATCTTCCATTTGGAAAATCAGATCCTTGAATTAACTAAAAAAATTGGGAATACATACAGTTATCAAATAAATCAACACTTGGACCAAAGTGTTCATCAACAAAATATACAAATTAATGCTTACGGGCACGAAAATCTCAACTATATAACACCTAATCAAATTGAGAAGCTAATAAGCCACCCATCAACATGTCTCCCTGAGTTCATTAAAATGGTTCATTATCACGAGGAACATCCCGAAAATCATAATGTCGTAAATATAAAAGAGAATATTATCAAGACACTAAAAGGAAAGAATAATTGGAAAATGCTTGACTTTGAATGTTTTGTCGAAAAATTTGCAATAGAAAAATATGACCAGCTATGCGATTTATACAACTCAGATGAAATTAATATTGACGATGTTATTCGTGAAAAATTCGAGGGATGGGCTGACCAATTCGATTACACTGAGTCCAATACACGAAAAAAAGCGGAAGAGGACGCAAAATTAGCAATTATTCTTGGTAGTCAATGGTTAAGCGATAAGAAAATTACAAAAAGGGGGCTCAGAAGAATCCTTGATGGAGAAATGATGCTTCCAGAAGATGATATGGAAGAAATCGAACGAATTAAAAAAATGGTCGGTTGGGGAATTACCTCAAAGAGTAAAATAAAGAATTGAAGCTTATGAAAGCTTACTATATTGGGCGATTCCTTGAAGTAATGAGTCCGCCAAATCATCTTTCTTCGGATGGGATAAGAAGAATCTCTTCCACTCATCCATCTCATCTAAGACGCAACTCACAATAAAAATAGAATCATTCTTTCTCTTTTTATAGGCCCTGTATTCGGAGAGGGGCTCTTCTTTCGTCTGCATCTCTTGCAAAGGGGTCGGAGCAGGAGCAGGAGCAGGAGCTAGTTCTTTCTTATTCTTCTTCAAAATATCCTCAACTATAATTGTAGGATTGAGTTTTTTAGTCGCCGAGAAAAATGCAACTTGATTCAAATCACTCAAACGCCCATTCTTTCCCCCGATGAAGAAAAAGCTATATATGAACATCTGAATTGATTTCATTCGAGGATTCTTCAAAGCTGGTTGATTCTCGATTACAACCTCATTGATATCCTCTATCTTAATCGCATTCAGACCATCATATAGGTTCGTATATAACTTCGTATCATCGCTCTTCATATAATCGCATATTTTCGTCAGTTGCTCAGTTGTCTTCTTCGCGCATTTATTACAATACCCGAATATGCGAATCATAGACTCGCTTATTTTCGTGTGGAATTTTCGGGATTTCTCTCCACAGGCGCAACTCAAATCGCGCAACTCATACGGGAAATACTCAAAATCGGCTGAGGCCCCCTGAGTTTTCTCATAATTTTTGGAATGGACTCGGCACAACTCTTTGCGGGCGCCATTTTTTATTATCCATGAGTTCGAGCAATTTCCGCAAACTGCACCACTTTTGACTTCGGCCATACAGCGCTTTTCATTATGGTCAGGTATCCACGGGTCGGACTTTAAATTAATGAGGCCCCACTCCTCTATTCGAATAATTGTTTTTGTCTCTTTTGAGAACTCTATTTTACAATACGCGAGGTTCTTTATACCGACGTCGAAAGATAAGACTTTATAAGAAGATTCTTCTGTCATATATTATTATGACGACTATTTTTTAACTTAAAAAAACGCACACTATTTATAATATAATATGTCTAATTATTATTTCAGGAGGGCATCTGACCTTAAAACAGACCAATTAGTTGATATTGTTATGGATATTGATAACGGCCATTATGATGAAATAGTTGATGAAAAAGAGTGGTATCATAAAATTTCTCGATTCCGGAATGAAATAATTGAAGTATTGCTTAAACGATATCAGGCGCATCATTTATATAATAATAAGGCGGATAGCGAATTAAATCGGGCTTACAGGATGTATTTACGCCATTACTTGTAAAAAATGATTTAAAATTATCTATTTTTATATTATATAAAAAATGAGTATGACTGGACTTCAAAGACAAGAAGAACTCGTATATGGAGAAGAGAATTTTATCAAGAATTTTCCAATGAGTAGTAAAATAAAGTGGGAAGACTTATACCCCACAGAAGAGCAAACATGGGCATATCGTTTTGGTTTTAGAAAAAATCTCAAAATTTCACACTGTGGGAAAATGGTTAAAGAGGCTTATGAAGCTGTTGAAAAAGTATCACAAGAATATAACGTTCCAGTCGCCCAAATTTGGGAACAACTCAATCGGTATAAACCAACAAATGGTTTTATGTTTAATTCTGATATCGAGTCTCCTTATCAAAATTTGGACAAATATATAACATTGGCTGATAGTGGTTCCGCATATGGAGGAACAATGAGAACAATCCAATGGATCGCTAAAAATGGGGTCAATTCAAAATATATCAAGGATGACGATTATGATATTTTCTCCGCATTATTTTCAGATGATGATAGTTTTCGAATGTCTATTATTTCAGCAGGTCTACTTGTTTTTTTTGGAAAAATTATTTATGATGATTATTCTGAGTAAAACTGAGATTATGGATAATATAAGAAAAATTGAATATTTAAAATTATAAAAATTAAATATATAAATAACTAAAATGGTAAAGATAGTCATTAAAAAACAAACTTCAACTTCAAACAAAAGAACCACACCTCCCGCAAATTCAGAAGATGATATTTTAAGTAAATTATCATCTTTGAAAATGTCAGTTGGAAAAGATGCGATTATTTACGCCCGTGAGAGCGATGTAATGAAGCATAGTCTTGAAGACCAAGTTCAAAATGGGAAAAAATACGCAAAGGAAAATGGTTTCAAAGTTGGTTCTGTTATCAAGGAAACTTGCTCAGGTGAGATTATTTTGAAACAGAAGCAACTTATGGAAGCAATTCTTGACAAAAAGGACACTCATTTCATTTTTTCACATACGGACCGTATTACTCGCGACTTCCAAGGGTTTTGCTCTCATTTTATTCATTGTTGTAATGTGAATCGTAATACGATTCACATTGTTAATGAAGGCTTAGTTTCATCAATCCCATTAGATTTCAAGAAAATTGTTTGTGGGATTATTGATGCGGAAGAGGAGAGAAAAACCATCAGTCGTCGAATCAAGTCGTCAGTCGCTTTCAGGAAACGGAACGGTATTTACAAGCCATCTGTTCCAAAATACGGCCGGATGTATGTTCGGGATAAAGATGGAAAAATTTGGAAGGAGGTTCAATGTGAGCAAGAATCTGATACAATTCGATTAGTAAACTTGATGTATTTTGGAGGGACCTGTGATGAGATTGAGAAATTTCTCAAAAAAATCACGAAGAATCCAAAACATCGTTTATACGATATGAATGACGAAGACAAAGAAATTCACGAGGTTAAATACGGGAATTTTTCATCTCAAAGTATCGCGGAGTTTTTGAATTACATCAAACTGAATAAGAGAAACCGTGAGTGGTCTGCTTCTTCTGTTTTGAATTGTTTAGAATAAAGAATTACTTATCAATTTTAGGATAAAAATATTATTTATAAATGAAAAACATCCGCCATAAATTTTTTATAAGTCTGCTTTATTCTCTTTATCACATCTGGTTTCTTTCTTTCAAAGAAACTGACTTGTATCCCTCCAAAACGCCCCATCTTCTTCATTTTGGGCGCGTGTTTCTCAATGAAACTCCAATAAAGCGAATCCCATATATCGCACCACTCCCCTTTTTTATAATCACTCTTCCGAACCATCTCGTAATTTGAAGAAGAAATATACGCTTTCGTCGTCGTCAAGCCCCCATCAGAATACAGGGCCATTGAATACACATTGTTAATCATTACCCAATCGTATGAATCAACCGCAAATTCCATGAACCACGCATAAACATCATCTGGATGTATCCCCATTAAATTCATCAAACTCCCCATAATCATTAATCGTTCTATATGATGGAGATATCCAGTATCAAACGCCTTTTTAATTGTCGCATCCATAATAGATAAACCCACAGTCCCATCATAAAAGCGCTGATTCAATCTATTTTCCGCCTTGAAATAATTAGTCGTCGTCATTTCTTTGTAGATATGAATGTAAGTATAACGACTAAACTCGCGCCAACCGATAACTTGTCGGATAAAGCCCTCAATATTATTTATAGCGACACCCTTACCTTTTTCTAAAATTCTCTGGACCACATATTTTGGGTCAAGTAGTCCAATATTCAATGATGAGCTTATTCCGGAATGAAAAAGGAACGCATTTTTATATTTAGAATCCGGTTCCACAATGGCGTCCTCGTATGTCCCAAAACTCTTCAAGCGCTCATTTATAAAAATATCCAACCACTTTTTAGCATCCACAAATGTAATAGGACACCAAAAACCTTGACACGTCCCGTAATTGTGCAAAAATTCCTTATCCACAATTGCGACCGCCCTTTTAATATAGTCGGTCTCTTTCGGGAAAACAACGACTGGTATTTCAGTACCTTTTGGAATAGGCTTACGATTTTCTGCGTCATACGATAATTTACTGCCCGATAAAATATGTAGGCGGTCCCTCTGCCACTTGTAGAAACTCGTTTGGAAAAAAGGTTTTTTCTTCGTTTTTACTGAGGTGTAATACTTGCGCAATTCGGCATCTGATGTAATAAAATTTGGGGTTTCAATTACTTCGAACTCCCTCTTATTTTTCTGACAGTATGTCTCAATTTGACGAAATAGGAAATGGTCGACTGGATTATAAAAGGCGATATCGCCATCTATTTCTTTTATAAAATCGAACGCCCTCCGATTCTTTTCTGGGATTGATGTGATTTTTATGTAGTTTATCGATTTTTTTAATGATTTACTCAAATAATCACAGTAATTCATCATCGACGCCAAATGAAGAATGAGCTTCTTCTTATTAAATATGAGCTTCTTTTCTCGATAACCGAAAAATACGGGATGCTCAATCAAATATATTTTTTCGTATTTTTTTAATATGGAGATATCTTCAAATAATTGATGTGGAAATATAATAAAATTAGTCATTATTTTATTATAAGAATAAAATTGATTTTATTTTTTTGTATTTGTATAATATATAAATGACATCAATATCAAAATACGACGAAATTCTTCTAAATCATCGTAAATCTATTCAATCTATGGAACGATATATTATAAATATATCGTCGACCAATTTTTTTACTGGATTAGAATCCATTGTGAACACAACACCAGAAAAGATTCTCGAGTTTTTCAAAGAAAATAAACACGAACTCAATATTCCACAGCTAGACAATTATAAAAATTACGATATCATTTATAGAGATAATACGAGAGATGACCGATATGCAATGAAATGGCATTATGATAATAAAAAACTCATAAAACATAAAATATCTGATTTACAAAACATCCACAGTATTCAAGTCATTCACATGGATGATAAATATATTTACGGATTATATACGAATAAACCGGTCCGATATACAATAATTATCTATCTTGATACATATAATGTAGATTTTACTGGGGGTGAATTCCATTTTTATGATAAAACTATATATCCGTCAAAAGGAACACTATTATTTTTCACGGCGGATGAATTACATAAAGTATCACTTCTTAAAAGTGGAAGACGACGCGCGATCATTGTTAAACTATACTAATTTCTACAAAAAAATAACTTGAATTCATAATGACCACCATCATCTTCAAATGTAGTCGCCCCAATGAATCCACCAATTGCGCCCTCGCAAACCTTACACAAAACAACTCCCAAAAAATCTGCGATTTCCACCTCTTTTTTCTCAACTAGTTCAACTTTTCCTAAATTCTTATATATTATAACAACCCTATCAGTAGGCACCAATTCTTTCTCCTTCCGAAAGTTCATAATATGTCGAGTTATCATTTTCATCCAATAAATCCCATCTAACTCTTCATTCCATGTCAAATCACTAACAATGATTATCCCATTCTCTTCATAAAATTGGACATATTCTCCTTCTCCAACTTTCATCTCATTTACTTTCGCAACAATCCGGACATAATCTTCTCCAAAACGGATCCCTTCAATAAAGAATGACCGGTCTCTAATATAAAGTCCCAAATTTTCATCTGTCATATACTCCGCGATTTTCTTCTTCATCTCTTTCGCCCCATCTTTAAACCGTTTCCCAAAATTAGCCATAACAATTTCATACCCGTATTTTATCATTGTCCCATAATCACAAGTCATATCCAATTTTAGCACATTAAACTCCTTTTGAAAAACTTCCTGTAATTCCTCAATAACCGGAATCAAACGCCAATTTTTAACGTATATCATCTGTTTACAAACCGGCTTCTTCGCGCTTTTTAGAACTTTGCTCCGGAGTTCTCCACGAGCCTCTATCAGTGTCTCAATAAATTCGAAACCTTCTTGTCCCAAATAGGTCGAAGCAATATCTAACTTTTTCGGTAATCTCTCCAAATGAACGGATTCAAATTTATATGCATTTCCGCTCACACCGCACTTCAAGACCGCTAATTCTTTCCAAAAATACTCAGCCATAAATGGAGCAAACGGCGCAATCATCAAAGAATACATCCGAAATACATAAAACAGCACATTAAGGCTCTCCAATGCATCAATCTGCGTAATCATCGACTTTAACCGCATCTTATTCATATTCAAGTATGTCTTACTCAACTGATTGATAAACCCCACAATATTACGAACAATCGGGAACAAATTATAAGCCTCCATTTCCCGATGAATCGACGCAATAAAATCACTCAAATATTTCAAGAGCATCCGGTCCATTAAATTTGATGTGTGGGGAACTCCCTCAAAGAAATGAAACTTCTCGCTGTATTTTTGCGTATATAATGGAATCATCTGTTTTAGAAAAATAAGCGTATTATGTGAATAAATGTGAAGACTCTGAGTAATCAACTTAATTCCATCTTCCTTGAATTTCATCGATTCCCCGCGAACTACACCATTGCTTATTAAATAAAGGCGCAAAGCGTCTGCACCGTGTCTATCAATAATGACATTAGGGTCCTCAAAGTTCTTCTTCGACTTACTCATCTTCTCTCCATCTTCCGCCAAAACCAACCCATTCACAATGACATTCTTATAAGGAGACTGCCCCATTAGAGCAACACCCAAGACCATCAGCGTATAAAACCAGCCCCTCGTTTGGTCAAGACCCTCCGCAATAAAATCGGCGGGATATTTCTCATTAATAAATGGGACGCTCCCACTCTCGAACCAACAGTCGAATACTTCCTCAATTCGGCGGTATATCTTTCCATTACGGCGAATCTCAATTCCATCTACGTGATGACGATGAATATCCGCGATTGAATCCCCAAATTCCTGTTCCAATTCTTCGACGGACCCAATACAAATGATGTCGCCATCATCAGATTTCCAGAGGGGAATCGGAGTCCCCCAATAGCGGTTCCGGCTAACACACCAATCCCGTGCGTCTTTCAACCACATCCCGAAGCGACCATCTTTTATATGGTTTGGCATCCAATTTGTCTCCGTCTCATTAACTGCGACCATCTTATCTCGAATCTTCTCGACGTTAATAAAAATACAGGGAACAATCCGATACATCAGGGGCGTATCGCTTCTCCAACAATATGGATAATCGTGATACTCATATGTTAGCCTGAAAATAATTGGATCTAATCTCTTCAATACGATTTTATCTGCATCCTTAAAATAGACCCCACTCAAAAAAGGAACCGCTTCCGTAAAATAGCCGTTCGCATTAAAAGGACATGATGGAAGTTCAGTTTTCTGAATGACTGCATTCTCCAAACAGACGCGGTAATCGTCCTCGCCAAAAGCGGGGGCCAAATGAACAATTCCAGTTCCCGAAGTATTCTCCACATATCGATCCGCAACAACTCTAAATTTATGTCCTGTAATTATATCAGGAAATGGAGGGACATATTCTATCCCCACAAAATCTCTACCGCTCATAAGATTCAGGGGTGAACCTTCAATCCCGAACTTATCCGCGAGTTCGACCAATAGAATTACCAATTGCTCCCCATGCTCATACACTCCATAAACTAAATCCGGATTTACGCAAACCGCCATATTACACGGAAGCGTCCACGGCGTTGTGGTCCAAACCAAAAGGAATGTTGGTAATTCTGCGTTCAAAATCTCCAAGCGCAAGATTACGGACGGGTCTCTAACATTCTTGTAGTTAGACTTCGCCTCAAAATTAGATAAGGGTGTCGCACAACCACAACTGTAAGGCATAACCTTAACTCCCTCATATACCATCCCGAGATCCCATAATTTTCCGAAAACAGTCCACACTTTGTTCATAAAATCGAGGTCCATCGTCTTATAATCATTCTCCATATCTACCCAGCGCCCAATGCGGTCAATCGTATATTTCCAATCGGACGAGCACTTCATAACAATCTTGCGACACTCTTCATTATAATTACCAATCCCAAATTTCAAGACTTCTTCTTTAGTTTTAATACCTAACTTCTTCTCAATCTCGAACTCAATAGGGAGCCCATGACAATTATGGACAACAATCCCATTTGCGATGAAATTGTGGGTCTCTTCAATAGTTATATCGTAGACACGTCGCAATCCAACACTCTCTTTGCGAACTATCTTCGTTTTTACAATCGACGGAATAACATCATAACGAAATCCAATCAATAGGCGGAAATTATCTAAACACTTATTATCCTTCTTATTCCGATCCAAAAATAGGCGAGAATCACATACACTATCTAATACATGATTAACATCATGAATGTAATCCTCATTAAAATTACTGTATAACCCTGAGAAAAATCCAGAGAAAAACTCGTATCGTAAAAATAATGGGGTATTTGAATCCATAATTACTGATGGGATAAAGTTATCAGTATCAATTCCAATTTGAATGAATGATTCTACTAAAATAATAGGTATTTCAACCATATATTTTGAAAATATCTTATCATATTTTACAAGAGGTTTCTCAGGAGTAAATAATGAAATATCCTTCAAAAATAATTCTGGAACTTCCCGAAATAGAACATTTATTTTATTATTACTAACAAACCCATTTCCGGAAACATAACCAAATAAACGAAAATAGGCCAAACAGTTCATCTTATTCATCATACTGCTACATGATAACACAAATGTGTTAGATTGAATTGTCCAATTATGTGTATCCATATAATAATACGGAACCGGATTTACAGATGTCGCATATAAAGTTTCATCTTGGACTTCACCCGCTTTCATCCAACCATAGTCCGTATATAAACGATGGTCCGGAGTACACACAAGTGATGTATTATTATTGAAAAAGAGCTCAATACACTCCTGCTCACCCTTACAAATAAAATTGGAAAATATGCGGTTTACTACGTTTTTGTCGGGAATCATATAAGATGAAACGGACCCAGAATATTCAGAGAGGTCCTCAATAAATACACCAGTTCCATTGTCCAAATTTATAATTGTTCCTTCTGCAATACAATCCCATCCCCACTTTCTGGGAACATTATATCCTGTCATGGACCAATAGCGAGGAAATATGTCTTTAATCGTACTCGCGACAATATGACCATAATGGGGATTACCTGTGCAAAAGGGGGGTCCATCATAAAATACTTTCGTAGGATTATTTTTATTCTTCGCTAACTGCTTCTTAAATGTATCGTCTTTCTTCCATTCTTCAAGAATCGCGCTTTCTATTTTAATATTGTTCATTTTTTGTTATTAATGAGTAATAGTCAAATTTCTTTAAGTTATAAATAATATAAAGAAATTGTTTTATTATTCAATATGGAAAAAGTATGTCGAGATTTTATGAACCACAAGTGTTCTCGCAATCCGTGTAATTACATCCATGACAAAAATCTTTGTTATGGATTTTGGAAGACCGGCGCCTGTAAGTGGGGTGCCGATTGTAAAAAGAATCATTTTGTTTCCGGTGAAGCCGGAAATTACAGTGGTGGTCATAAAAAGAACACGACAGAGTTTGAGCCTAATTATGAGCCGTGTGATATGAGAGTTATCGTTGATTCTAGTCAGATTAAATTTAGCAAGGATATTCAAACGCGCGATGTTGTATTCATTCCGGATTTTATTCAAGGTCCGATGATATATGAAAAATTAGTGGATGAAATGGTAAACTGTGGAGGAGAAATATTCAAGCTGTGGCATGGAGACACGCATCTCATCGCGGACGATAAGACGAATTGGAAGCTGAAATGTCCAACATTCAATATGGTTATAAACCGGATATCGACCTATTTTGATATGGATATAAAAGCTACACGTTGTAATTGGTATCAAGATAGCTCGGACTGGAAACCGTTTCATCACGATGCGAGTGCAGTCAAAGAGGATAAAGCAAAAGTCCAAAACTTTACTGTTGGCGTAAGTTTTGGAAAAACGAGGGAAATCGCTTTCCAAGAGAATAACAGTCGGAGAACAGTGTCATTTCCTTGTCCAAATGGTTGTGCATATGCTTTCTGTAAAGATATCAATATCAATTGGAAACACGGAATATTACCTATTCATCCTGACAATTTCTCACAAGAAGGACGTATATCAATTATTGCGTGGGGATGGAAAACACAGTCCGCTACTTAAAACCGTATAAAACCGTATAATCAGATTAAAAAATTGGATGTGGTAGATGGGTCTTGGAATCATCCTCATTCTCTCTGGATATTACGATTTTGTTTTTTTGG